GTCTTTGGGCTGCTCGCGGCGTACATGCTTGGCCGGATCTTCGTTACCCACCTCGATGCAGTTATTCGCCCGCAAATGCGCGCGGTGCTCGGATCTCGAGGTAATCATGCGGCCATCAATCATACTTTTGTATGGCTGAATGTCCGGCATGACGTAGTGATAGCGGCCCTTGGAATCGCGCTTGCGTTCCACGAATTCGCCATCCATGTAAACAAACGTGCGTTTCATTGCTCGTATGGCGGTGTCGGCATGGTTTTGCCCATTTGGGCGATGATGAGCTTGGTTTGCGCATCCAGGTCAGCCTTGTACCGATCGGCTGATTGCTTGGCTTGCAGCTCCGCGGCTTTGAGGCGCGCGTCGAAATCCATCTTTTGTTGCTCGAGCGCCAGCTTTGCCTGGTTACGCAGCTGCTCCATTTGCATTTCATGCTGCATTTTGGCCTGGGTAAGCGCCGATTCCATTTGCATTTTGGACGCTTCCATTTGGCCCTTCGCCTGGAGCTCGGCCTGTTTGCCCTGCTGCTGGCTGTCGGGACCGCGTTGCTGGGCGGCAGCCACCAGCTGCTGCAGCGTTTGATCGATCTGACCCTCGATCGGGCGCGCGGCCTTGAAAGCCTGCATGCCAAATCGCAGCAGCTCCATCATCATCGGGACCATTTCGGGCGATGCCTGGCCAACCGGCAATGCCTGGGCCAAAAATCCACCAAACGCTTGCAAGAATTGCATGCGGTCCTGTTTGTTCTGGTTTTCGTCGATCTGCACCAGGCTGTCGGCTGCAATGTCTACCCGGAAATTGCGCAGCGGTTTATTGCGAAGGAGCTCAATCGCTTGCGGCACCAGCTGCTGATCCGCCGGCGTCATTTGCTCAACCGCGGCGTACATCATCAGCGTTTCGGGCTGATAGTGCTGGCACATGATCTGCGCCTTAATGCGAATCAGCTCCGAGGCATATAGCGCAACATCTTCCTGCATGCTGCGCAGCCTTAGCCCCGCGTATTGCCCTTTGATTTGTTGCGCCGTCGCCGTTTCCGAGGCGTAACTTGCGCCGCGGATAATGTCGCTGATTCCCGTGATTTCGTAGATTTGCGACTTGATATCTTCTCGGGCGCGGTAGCACTGGATGAGGGCGTTGGCGAGGGTGTCGAGCGGAAGGAGGTCAATGCTGCCCTTAAGGCCGCCTTTCTCGCTGAAAGCCATCCACTTATCAACAGGTATAAGTGCATTGTTATCACCTTCCGTAAGCAACCGCTGCAGTGTCGGCTGGCTGGCGTCGTACACGCCGCGCACCCGCAACGCTTTCACCAGGCCATCGATCCGGTCCGACAGAATATCGAGCTCCATGGCTTGATCCTGGTACAGGATGAAATCCGGCACCGGCACCAAGGTATCGCTGGTCGTTGTGGCATACAGCGGCCGCGGGCAAGGGAAAAAGCCCTCGAGCTGCAACGGATCGTCCCGCACGTCGATGATCTCGGGCAGCCCTTTGCAAAACCAATAAACCTTTTGCGTTTCTTTATCCCAAAGCTCGCAAATCTTCGCGCGGTTATACGTTCGCTTGCTTTCGTTGTACGCGTTGAGCGGTTCCGGTCCTTGGTCGAGCGGGATCTTGCGCGCCGCTTCCTCGCCAAAACGCTCGATTAGCGCCTCTCGAGTCATATAGACCCAGCGCCAAACCTGGGTGACTTCTTCCCAGGTGCGGGCTTGCGAATGCCCGAAATCGCGCCAATGCACGTAATCCTCAGGCGAGCGCTCAAACTCGATCTGTTCCATTTGCGGCGGTGCGCCTTCGCCCGCCTCAATGTCGCTCGTCACCGATACGCCGTCATCTTCGACGCCGATCGCCGATACGTGCGGCTCGTATCGCACCCACGATGTTGCTCGGCCACCGAGGAATCGATCCTCTACCGAATAGCTCATCGTGTTGCGAAACGTCGGGAAATGCTCGATCTCGTAGTCGATCGCGCGCTCGAGGATCTGTGCGGCAACCCGACCAACCTGGTCATTGTCGCCAAACCGGCGCGAGATATCGGCCTTTGGCAGCTTGGCATACACCGCGGGCTTGAGCGTTTGGACGTTGCTCCACAAAATGTTGAATTTGGCCGCTTCGTTGCCGGTCTGGCCGCGGTTATCGTCGCGATATCGCTTGATGATCTTCTTCGTGCGCGCTTGCCATTTCGCAAATTCGCTGTCGTAAGCGCCAATGATGCGCAAATACTTGTCGATTTCTGGGCTTGCCGGCTGTTCCATGACGCTTATCCCTTGTTTCGAGCGCTGATGGCGCGGGCCTTTGCTTTGGCGTCCTCTTTGCTCGAGGCGCCCCATGCGCGTAATGCCAATGCCAACCTCGTCGGCTTACCGTTTTTCGCCATCGGTCCTGGCATGTTGCCCATTCGCGCCAAAAACGATGCGCGCCGCGGGTTATCGCCGGCTTTCACCGGGGGCTTTAACGTACCGCCCGTTTCGCGGTGATAAGACGCGCGGCCCTTGGCGTTTAATCCGCCTTTCGGGTTTTTCCCTGCGCTTCGCGTCCAGGCTGCCGTCATTGCTTTGCCGTTTTTGCCGATTGCTTGAAAGCCGCCGCGGTCGGCGCGCCTGCTTCACCAGGCTTTCGGGTGCGCTCCACCGTTTCGCCAGCAGCTCGTTGGCGTTTCTGCCGTTCCTGCTTGGCTAAAATGTTGGCATACAGCCCTGGCTTACTCATGCGGTAAAGAATCCAACCGCCAGCACCGCCAGGCCTGCACCTGTCGTGATTTTCCACGGACCGCTTGCCGATGCCGCGTTAATCTCGAGGCTGTACACGCCGATCGGCGTATTCGCTGCCATGGTGAGCACCGTTGTGCTGCCATCGAGCAACGTGAGGGTGGAGCTGCCGGCCGTGGTCACGGTGACCACAATGCGGTGCAGATAATCGCCCACCGCGCCTGTACCACCCAGCACCTGGGCTGTTTGCGATGCGGCAACGGTTTCGTATGGATACCGATTGGGGCTCACAATGCTCATATTCGGGCTCTCCTGGTCACCGATCGATCGTGGACTTGCCACATATCGTTTAACGTCACTTTGTTTTCGGGCCCGACGATTAGAGCTTTAGGCTCCGCTGGTGCCGGGGACTTGTCGCCATGTTCTTGCCATGATACCGCAAGCATACGAAATGCGTCTGCAGGGTGGCTAGTCCAATCATGTCGCGGGCTTTGACGATACGCTTTTTTATCCTCGTCGTACTCGCGCTGGTACTGCCGTAACGCCTCGATGCCTTCGCGGCACTTTTCAGCGTCAAACCAAACGCGCGGCAAAATCATGCGCACCGCCTGGATGCCCGATTGCAAACCAATGTCCGGCACCACCGTGAGCTTGCGCAGATCAAGGTAGCTCGCCAGCTGTTCAACGATCGATTTGCCCGTTTGCAGCGATTTCGCTCGAGCATCGTGCGGCAGGAAATGCCGCTCATATCGATAGGGTTTGCTCGTCACAAACTCGGCAATTTCGTGAATGTCGGCGCCCGACACAGCGTAAAAATCGATGACGCGGATCTCGCCGCGGTGTTGCTGATACCACCAGATCGCCGTGTCATCTCGGTAACCCAGGTCCCAGGCGGTGTATACCGGCAGATCGGGATCGTGATCGACCTGGACCACGCGCCCCTGCTCGGTTGCCAGCCGCATCTCTCGCCCGTAAAAAGCTCCGAGGCCAAGGCTCGCCTCAAACGAGCACTCGTATTCCTGCAGATACTGGTCCTCGGACAATTGCGCTTTAGCGGCCGCTAGTTCACCGCTAGGGAGTAGCCCGCTAGTCGAGGCAGGCAAACGCAGCAGGAACCATTCGTGCGGCAGCCGCTGAGCGGTGTCGTAAATGTCGTAAAACTGGTTGCGGCCCTTCGGCGTCGAGGCAAACACGCACCAACCTTGCTTGTCGCTCAAAGCCGGTCGGAGCACGTTACCGAACACGCTGGGCTTGAAGTCAGAATATTCGTCACAGAATACCCCGCTGAATCCCAAGCCTCTCATCGCATCGGCGTTGTCAGCCCCGTATAGCCGGATCTGCGCGTCGTTTACCAGAGTGATCGTCAATTCCTGCTCGTTCGTTGCCTTGATGATCGGCCGAGCGAAATCCTTAAAGTATTGCCAGGCAATGCCCTTCGCCTGGGATCTGAATGGGCTGATGTAGGCGAATAGCCCATACGGGCCCTGGTACGTGATCGCTGCTCGAATAATGTCGTTGACGGCCGCTACCGTCTTGCCTGCGCGGCGATGAGCGACCAGGCAGGCCCAACGTTGGGTGCGATTGTGAAACGCTAGAAACGCGCGCCGAGGCTCGTAAGGGAGCTCTATTTCGGTTCGCGCCATTTAATCACCAGCTCTTGTGGGCCACCGTCCTGGCCGGTGACTTCTTGGCGAGCCAAATCGGGCGCCACTTTGCGCAACAAGATCTCGGCAGCTTTGATCTGGGTTTGCGACATTTCCGCCTCCCCCAGGGCATGCTCATGCAGCCGGTTAACCAAGCTCGAGGCCTTGATGCGTAACCGCCAGTTATCGCGCAAGGTCGTATGTATTTTGCGAGCAGCCATGTAATTGATTTCAGTTGCTTTTGCGCCACATACCAAAGTTAATCACGCTTCATGCGCTTCATGGCTTCGGCGAGCTTTTTGCCTTTGTCGGCCTTATTGAAATCCTGAGCCACGCTTTGGGGGATGCCGGCGCGTTTAGCGAATTGGGGATCGTGCGCAGCAGCGGCCATGAACCGGCGTTGCTTGTTGCTCGAGCTCGGCATATCAGCGTGTCGGTTTATTGCCTAACACGGCCCGGTTTAGCGCATCCGCTAAAGCCTGGCCCATGCTGTCGCTTTCTTCCCAATGCGACGGCTTAGTAGGTTGCAAAGCCTCGATAGACTTTCTCAGAAATTCTTTTCTCGGCTCTGGCTTTTTCGAGGGCTTGGTGTAGTTCATCTCGCACCTTATTTTCGTCTAATTTGGGTAATTTATCCAGTGAAGAAACCACGGCGTTACCTCTGCCGCGGCTGTTATCAATCACCACCAGGCGGAAATTGGGGTTGTCGCCGTATTCCTTTTGCAGCTTTTCCATTACGTCCCTGGAGCCGATATGGGTGTTCAGATGCTCGGTAATGGGGACAGTACGGCCTGTGCCAAATTGCGCCTCTTGGTCCATTGCGCGCGTTAATGCGCCCTGGTCCAGCGATTCCACCGGGTTGCGGTAAGTAAAAAACACCTGGGCGCGGCGGCCCGACTTCAGCACTTCATCAACCTTTTCCTTGGCTGAACTAAATTTGTTCATGTTGGTGTCGTACTCGAGCTCGGCACGGTCGATCCTGGGATCGGCTTCCCGCAAACCCTTTAAGCCCGAGGTTTTGCCGGCGCCCGTACCGCCTGCGGTAAATACCACCAGGGGCTCTTTCCCTGGCGGCGTCGGTTGCGCCATGCGTTCTGCGAATACGCGCTTAATGAACGCGCTGGAAGGTTCGTGTACGTCCGCAGAGCGGGTGCGGTCAGCCAGGTAATCGGGCGAGAGCTCACGGGCTGTGTCGGTGTTGAGCACCTTGCCGCCCTTGGTCTCCGGTATGGCTGCGTAAGCGGCTTTCAGCCCTTCGTAGTCCTTGGCTAGGCGGTCGAAATATCGGCCCTCTATCGCCTTGTCGATGGTTTTAATGGCCGTTTTGCCGCCCTTCACCAGGCCGCCAACCACTGGAACCATGCCAACGCCTGCCAGCAACATGCCGAGCTTGTCGCCCTGGCGCCTGGACCGCTCGAAATCTCGAGCGCTTTGCGGCACAGCAAGCGGCGTGAATCCCAGGGCAATGTCGGCCGCCACCTCGGCGCCGGTTTGATTCTGCGGCTGATCCAGGCTGGTCATGCGCTGGAGTGCAGCGACCATTTCCTGGCGTCGGCTCATTATTTGAACCGCTCCAGCTTGTAGATTAACGCGCTAATTTCGCCCACGATTTCATCGATGATGTTCTGCAAATCGGTTTCTTGCGGCAAATCCTTGCGGATGCCTTTTACAAACGTCAGCAGGCTGTTGGCGTATTTCGCCGCGTCCGCCTGGACTTTAAACCCGTCTGGATAATCGTTTAGCGGGATGATGCCGAAATGCCCCTGGTATGCCTCTGCATATTTGTCGGCCAGGTCAATGATGTTTTCGTAATAATGACCCAGCGCCTTGTGGGCGGCGTAGCTCGCCGTCTGCAAATGCAAAAAGTGGGTTGCCGTACTGCTGTGCAGCAACACTCCGACAAATTCAGCCGCGGTTTTGTGATTAGCCATTTCAGCACCCTTTTTGCGGTTCTTTGCGAGCCTACTGCTGCGTTATTGGTTCGTCAATGATACCAAATGCCGCGGCAAAATAAGCGCAACCGTGCTTTCATCCGGCAGCCCGTGCCGCTCGAGAAGCTCCCGCTCAGCCGGGTAAATCAACATGGCGGCCTGGTATTGAAATTTCATGGCGTTGGCGACGCCTTTCTCAATTCCCTCAAAATCATCCAAAACCACCATCGAATCTTTGTGCAGCAACCTTCCAAGGTGCTGAAAATCGTCTTTTTGCAAACGCCCATCCAAAAACAACAGGTCAATCGCCGGCTGCAGTTTCTCAAACATATCGGTGCTCGAGGTCATGGGGTACTGATTCACCTTAAACGGCAGCTTGATATCGTTGCTGTAATCGCATGTGTGCACTTCCGCACCGCTTGATGCCAAGGCCAGCGTCGATTTGCCAATAAACGTACCCACCTCAGCTACGCGCTTTGGCTTGAAATGCTGCACCACCGAATACAAACACCAAAATGACGCCACCGAAATGCTGCCGGTTGGCTGTTTCGCCGTCGATCGTAACGCCTCGAGCATGTTGAGCTGCTCGACCCAGGGCATCTTCGGGTGGCTTACCGTATTTTCTAGGATGGTTTCCCAAACAATGCGGCTGATGCGTTTGCGATTCAAATTAACCATGGTAAATTCTCCTTATGTCAACCTTTGTTTTCTTTCACGTTGGGCCCGACTTGACGATGCCAACCGCCATGGTGGCGTCGCTTCGGAAACATAACCCTGGCGCCGAAATTATCCAGGTCACAGACCATCAAACGCCGACCGTGCCAGGGGTAACCTGGACGCACCCGACCGCGGGTGACCCGCAGCTGTTGATGCTGTGGCGCACAAAAGCGTTTGCGGCGCTGCAGCTTGAGCAACCCGCGCTGTACATGGATACCGACATGATCGTGCGGCGTCCGCTGTTCCCAGAGCTGCTCCTGGGCGAAGCGGTCATCGCGGTAACGCGCCGATCGTTCCAAAAAGACGCGCCGTTTAACGTCAAACAACGCGGCCAGGATTATTCGGAACACGCTGGTAAATCCCTGGACGTGGCTTATCCGTACATTGGTTGCTGCACGATTACGCCCGATGCGGGTGCCTGGGAAATCCTGGCGGAAATGTACGACCGCCTCGAGCCCAAATTTAAAGCCTGGTATGGCGACCAGGAAGTGCTGCGTGAATACGTTAACCAGCTTTGGCCTGGTAACGTGGCGCACTTGCCCGAGCATCAGTACGCCTGCCTGCCCGAGCACATGGATACGCATACGAATCCGGTGATTGTGCATTACAAAGGCAAACGCAAAGAGCTGATGTTCAGCGAGCAAGCTCGGGCCTAATCGCCGCGGTGTAACGTTCCATCAGCTCCCGCACGGTTTGTTCGGGATCTCGAGCAACGTAAAACTCGCCGCGCGGCTCAAATACTGCGCGAAATTCTTGTTGCCCTGGGCGCAGCCGGCCTTTGGCGGTTTTGATTTCAACCCAACAGATCCAGGGCATTTTATCCGGTAATGCTCGAGTTACTAGGCGATCGGGTATGCCACCGCCCGCTGCAGCAAAATCGTGCACGGTGAAGCCTGCGGCGCGTAATGCCTCACCGATGATGCCATCGTTGGCATCTCGCTTGGCCGCCCATCTCATCGTTTAAAAATCCACATTTGCTTGTAATACCGCATTTCCGTAAATGCGCTCACGCCCGCGTCAATTTCCCGCGACAACGCATCAAACATCTGCAGAATGATCTTGCGATCGTTGATCAACGATTTGCCAAAATGTTTATTAAATTTATCGCGATACGC